TTCGTGAACAAAGCATTGAATTTGTAACCAATCAAGCATTGGCTTTTAATTACATTCCTGACTATGCAAAAACACTATTTGAAAGCATAGAATTTGTAAAAACACCTGAAGCTTTCACAAATATTAAAAGATTATATCAGTCAATCAAAAGAGGGTACATGAATCAATCAGGAGGTAATGATAGTTTATTCATGTGGATTGCTGGAGAAAATGTGTCTGGAATAAATGTAAACTTAATGGAATCAGCTATGTTTGCACCTGATGCTGATACTTTTAGAAACATAAACCAACCAAAATCTGCAAATAGAAATCTATCGGATCTTATTCCAAATACTAGTTTATTTGGTGGATCTGCAAAATCAGAAGATACTATATTTAATGAAGCATTTGAAGATCTAGCTGATAAGATAGATGATAATTGGTTTGAAAGATTTTTCAGTAATGACATTGGTGGTGTGCCATATCAAACAAAAGTACTACAAAACTTTTATCAAAAAAGTGGTGTAAGTAATATGGCAGAAGCTATGTTTAAAGAACCAATAATAAAAGCAGAATTGATGAAAAGAGTTAAATTTGATTTATCGCAAGGTAATGTTGCTAAAACTCCAAAAGGTTTAGAAAATGCAATGAAAAAAGCTCTTTTTGATTTATCAGGAAATTTAAGTCTACAAGAAAATGGTGATGGGCAAGTTTTTTTAACAAGGGGTGTAGATATAATTAAAGCTGCACAATCTAATGTTCCTGATGGTCTAGGATTTATAGTAACAAGAGAAGTTATAGACAATGATGTAATGAATAAATTTAATCAGACATTTGCTATGGACGAAACTGATAAAGAACTAAAAGATGCCATTGATAATAGAAGATTTATGTATATCAGTAACAATAATAGAATAGGCAATCCCTCATATAGAGTAGTTGCTCATACTGCTGATGATAGATATGTGACTATAGCTAATGATTATGTATTCAATTATGAAGGGTCACAGTTGCAATCAGATTTTACAAAAGCCAAGCAATTAATTAGTAATGGTGGAGTTAGATCTGTTTTTGGATATTTTGATTTTATGTCACAAAACAATATCAAAGCAGTCATGGAATCCATAGATACAAATAGAAATTATACTGAAAGTCTTACTAGTTTATTTGCTGGTTATAATAATTTGGCAACAAGTCTTGGCTTGAATGGAATAAAGTTTGAAACAGTAAGCAATTATCTTGCAAGTGAGCAAGGCAAGAAAGAAGTAGAAAATTTCTTTGATGCCTATAGACTTATAAGGTTTGATATCAGATGATTGAAACACCACAATATACTAAAATAAAACAAAGTATATTAGATGAATTTGCAAACATGGAAGCTCCTGATATAGCTAGAGCTAATGATGTTTACAGAAGTCCATTAGTTGCACCAGAAGAATATACATTTGGTGAATCATTTAAAGCTGGTATGAGGCAATATGCTCCTGGGCAAGCAATTATGAGATTATTTGAAAACTTAGAATTTCAAGACGATCCATCATATGATCCACTTAAAGATGAAAGAATACCTGAAGGCTATTCATATAGATTCCTGAATAGTTCAAGTGAACATGAAACAGCTGTTAGACTTGAACGATTAGAAGCTGATCTAGCTGATATGGATATTGTTGAAAATGGTAACTTACTTGCAGTTGGTTTAGGTGGTCTTATGTCGCCATTAACCCTTGCCCCAATTGGCACATTTAAAACATTATCACAAACTAGTTTTCTCCGAAGGTTTGTCGGTAGTGCTGCCTTTACAACTGCAATCTATGCACCTGAGGAATTATTAATAGCATCAACAAATGAAGGCAGATCGGAAATAGGACAAACATTAGTGCCTTTAGTTGGGGCTGGTCTTATAGGTGGTACTGTTGGTGGTTTGTTTGGTAGACGTATAGCATCAGGAATGAATCCAGCATATGAGTATGCTAAAGATGGTGAGTCTACTATCTTTAGAAGTGCTGGAGCTTCTGCTAATTTAGAAAATCCCCAAGTTCTTAGAGAAATGCTTGAGGGTGAGGGATTAGCAGAAACTGGTATAAAATTAGAAAAGTTAAAATGGAATCCAGTAACCAGATTAACTGCTAGTGCAAATTTACTTTCTAGACAAGTTGCATCACAGTTAGTTGATATGGGTGGCATGATACAAAAGAAAGTAAAAGGTGGAGATGTTACTGGTATTGCACAAAGTCAATCTGTAGAAACTAATTTTAGAACAATCTATCTTAGCTCTCTGTTGGATTCCATAAGGGTAAGTGATAAAGCATATCTTGCTTTCCGTGGTGTAGAAGCAAAAGCTGGTGATATTGGTAGGTCTATGCAAATGCTATCAATGAAAGGATCTGATTTTATAAAAAGAAATCAGACATTATCTGAGTTTGCATTTCGTGAAAGAGTTACAAAAGCTATGAGAAATGGAGATGCTGATACAGTTACAGACTCTGCTACACCATTTGTTAATCAGGCAGCTGCTGGATATCGTAAGCATTTAAATCTAATTAAACAGAATGCTGAAGAAGTAAAATTATTCGAAATTGATTTATCTAAAAAAATCAAAGGCTTAGAAGCAAAAATAGCAAAAGGAGAAGCATCTCCTGATGATCTAATAAAAGCCAAAAATTTATTAAAGAAAATTAGATCAGAAGGTGTTCTCTTAAATACTGCTCTTGGTTATGTGCCAAGAGTTCCTAGAATAGATAAAATAGAAAAAAATGCTGAACAGTTTAAAACTATCGTCAGTAACTGGGCATTAGGTCATTTTCCAAATATCACAAGACAAGGTGCTGATGAATATGCAGATAACATAATTCTTAATTATACTAAAAGTAAGCCATTCTATAATCTTGATGAAGGAACATCACAAATAGATTGGATTACAAATGCATCAGGTGCAAAAGCAAGAACGTTTGAAATACCTGACAAACTTATAGAAGATTTTCTAGAAAATGATATTGAAGTTCTTATCAGACACCATACTAAAACAATGGGTGTAGATATAGAACTTACAAGAGTTTTTGGTGATGTATCAATGGCAAAAGTAATTGATGATATAGGAAAAGAATATGACACACTTATACGATCAGCACCAAGTATTGCACAAAAACAAAAACTTAAAGAGGCATTAGCTAATGATCTTAGAGATGTTAGAGGATTAAGAGATAGAGTTAGAGGAACTTATGGAGCATCAAAAGATCCTCATAATATGTCTAGTAGATTTGTAAGACAAATGAAATCATTTAATGTTCTTGTAGGCATGGGTGGTGCAGCTGTTTCATCGATACCTGATGTTGTTAGACCAATCATGACGGAAGGTTTTAAAAATGTTTACGAGCATGGTCTAAGACATATGTTTAAATCACATAGGTCTATTATAAAGCAAATGCTTGATAGAGAAGCTAAACAAGCTGGTATAGCAGTTGATGCTGCTTTAGGATTAAGAGCAAATGCTTTTTCAGATGTTGGAGATTTATTTGGTAGTCGATTTGCTATGGAAAGAGCATTGAACTCAAGTACAGGTGTTTTCTTTCTAATTAATGGCTTGAACTATTGGAATCAAGCTATGAAAGAATTTACTAGTAATATTGTTGCATTAAGAATGACAAGTGCAATTATGCAAGATTATCAAAGACTTAACAGATTAGATAGACAAAAACTTTTAGCTAATGGCATTGATGGTAATGAAGCATTTCAAATGCAACAGCTTATAAGACGACATGGTCAACAAGTTGATGGTGAATGGTTGCCAAATACTGCATTATGGGAAAATCAAAAACTTGCTAGAAAGTTTAGAAATGCTTTAAATCAATCTGTAGAAAGAACAATCATCACCCCTGGTGCTGGTGATCGTGCATTATGGACATCTACAGAATATGGATCTCTTATCACTCAATTCAAAGGTTATGGTCAAGGAGCGACAGTAAGATTACTCACATCAGGCTTGCAAGAAAGAGATGCAGCTTTTTGGCAAGGAGCATTTCTTTTAGTTGGTATGGCATCATTAGTGAATGAACTCAAAAAGAAACAGTATGGAATTGATAAAGAACAATCTTATTCTGAACTTCTTGCAGATGCAGTTGATAGAAGTGGTGTTCTTGGTTGGTTTACAGATGTTAATAATTCAATAGAAAAAATATCAGATTATAAGTTTGGATTACGACCAATGATGGGTAGAAACGAATCATATTTACCATTTGGTGCTAAGATGGGTGCTTTATTTGGGCCAGCAGCTTCTAATGTGTCAACTGCTGGTGGTGTTGCTACAGATATTCTTACTGGAGAAGCTGATGATAGCACTCTAAGAAGTTTACGTTTTATAACACCTACTGGCAATCTGCCATATTTAGATCCTATTTGGGATAATATTATGGCAGCTGATAGAAAGTGATGTGAATTGATTAAATATTTATTAACAGTAATGGTAGTATCATGGCTGAGTTGACTAAAAGACAAAAAGATACAATGAAAAAACATAGTGTTCATCACACAAAAAAGCATATGAAGTTTATGTCTAATAAGATGAAACAAGGTATGAGTTTTACTTCTGCACATAAACTAGCTATGAAAAAGGTTGGTAAATAATGGCTACAATATCAATTGCAGATAATGATGCAAGAATACAACACTCTATAGGTAGTGGTGGCAATACAGCTAATGTAACCCAATTTACTATA